TTGGTTAAAGGAGATTACTTCTAACAAATCAAAATGGGAATCATTTACTAAGGAGGAAAGAGCATCATTTAACCCTTATATGATGCATCGCCTCCTCAGTATGAATCCTGAGTACATAGAATTCGTGAATTTAGTGCAGACTTTTCCATATTCTGATAAGGAGAAAACATATAATATATATTTATATATGATACCTAAAAGTAATATGTTCCTTAAATACATTAAATCCTCTAAAAAGAAAAAGCAAGAATCATTGCTTAAACATATTGCTAACTACTTTGAATGCTCATTTGGTGAAGCAGAGGAGTACATTGACATATTAAGAGAATCAGGTGTGAAAAGTATACTTACTAAATTAGGTATTGAAGAAAAAGAACAAAAAAAGTTATTAAAAAATGGATAGTATAGTTACATCAATAATTAAGCAGTTTGAAGAACGAAGTGCTGCTGGTAAAACAAAATATGGTACTGATTTAGACAGAACAGATCTATCTCTATTAGAGTGGGTTGAACATGCTAAACAAGAACATATGGATGCTATCCTATACCTTGAAAAACTGAAACAACAGTTCATTCAAGAAAACAAATAAATCAAATTTTGAGCACTAAAATACCATCGATAGTTAAAACTATCAGGAACTATACTCCTCAAGAGATAAATTATGCTTACCATAAGACTATCTCTTATAGCCAATTTTCTGTTTATAAAGAATGCCCTCACAAATGGGAATTACAATATAAAGACGGATTACAGGAGTATAAACCTACAATTCATACTGTATTTGGAACTGCGATGCATGAAGTACTTCAAAGTCACTTAACAGTGATGTTTGAGGAAAGTGCTGCCGCAGCTGATAGAGTTGATATTGAGAAACAGTTTGAGGAAACATTTCGTAAAGTATACTTAGACGAGTATAAGAAAAATAAAAGTACTCATTTTAGTGGCGCTACCGAAATGAGAGAATTCTATGAAGACGGACTGAACATACTCAGTCAATTCAAAAAGAAACGAGGACAGTACTTTAGTAGGAAAGGATGGCATTTAGTTAAGGTTGAGTTACCAATTGTAATGACGCCTAATAACGCGTTTAAAAACGTATTATTCAAGGGTTTCATCGACTTGGTATTATATCACGAACCTACTAATACATTTAAGATAATCGACTTTAAGACGTCTACTCGAGGATGGAATGATGAAACTAAGAAAGATGAGGGTAAACAATTTCAATTGATACTATATAAGTACTTTTTTAGTAAACAATTTAACATTCCTGAAGATCAAATTGAAGTTGATTTCCTTATACTAAAGAGAAAAATATGGGAGGAAAGTGAGTTTCCTCAAAGTCGTCTTCAAGAATATACTCCTCCAAGTGGTAAAATTAAAATAAAGAAAGCTGTAACAGCAATTAATAACTTTCTTGAACAATGTTTTAACACTGATGGGTCATATAAGGACACTACTCATTCAATTACTGTAAATAAGAATTGCCAATGGTGCCCTTATAATGATAAAAAAGATTTATGTAATAAGTAACTTTTATTGATTTCATATATATTTATATACAAATAAAAGCTATGAGTAAAAAAGAAATGACACTAACAAGTGTTAAAGTACAAAGCGAGTTATTTGAAGATTTTAAAATGAGTTGTGTAAAACATAAGTTTTCTTTACAAAAGCTTGTAGATCGCACAGTTCATTTATATCTTACAGATGAAGAATTTCGCAAAAATATCCACAACCACAACAATTTAAATCGATAAAAAAAAGTTATATGAATTCAAGTTTTGCTTATCTTCCCCAGAATGAGAGGAAGAAAATCTTACTAATCTGTGATGATATTAGAGTACACTCAGGTGTAGCAACTATCGCTCGAGAATTAGTATTAAACACAGCCCAACATTTTAATTGGGTGAATGTAGGAGGTGCTATTAATCATCCTGAACAAGGTAAACGATTAGACCTATCCTCAGATACTAATAATAATACTGGGTTAACTGACTCATCAATTATCTTATATCCAACTAATGGGTATGGTGATGCTAATTTAATTAGACAACTGATTAGCATAGAAAATCCGGATGCTATATTCTTGATTACAGACCCAAGATATTTCATTTGGTTATTCCAAATTGAAAATGAGGTTAGAAAGAAAATGCCTATTATTTATCTTAATATTTGGGATGACTATCCGGCTCCAATGTATAATAAAGGATATTATGAGTCATGTGATGCTTTATTAGCTATCTCAAAACAAACTAAAAACATTAATGAGTTAGTGTTAGGTGGTAAAGCTAAAAATAAGATTATTGAATATGTTCCTCATGGATTAAATGAAGAAGTATTTAAGCCTCTTGATAAAAATGATAAAGAATTAGTTGAGTTTAAGAAAAAATTATTTGGAGGTAAAGAATTTGATTTTGTTATGTTTTTTAATTCTAGAAATATTAGACGTAAACAAATTCCTGATACATTATTTGCCTATAAAATCTTTATTGATTCATTAACTGATGAGCAAGCAAGAAAATGTGCTTTTGTATTACATACTCAAGTAGTAGATGATAATGGTACTGATTTAGAAGCAGTACGAGAAATGTTATTTGGAAGTGATTCTAAATATAATATTATCTTTTCTAATCAAGTGTTAGATCCTAGAGGAATGAATTTATTATATAATTGCTCTGATGTTCAAATCTTATTAACTAATAATGAGGGATGGGGATTAAGCTTAACTGAAGCAATTTTAGCAGGTAATCCAATTATTGCAAATGTGACAGGTGGAATGCAAGACCAAATGCGCTTTAGTAAGAAAGGTAAATGGATTGATTTTAGTGTTGATTTTCCTTCAAACCATAATGGCACTATTAAAGAACATGGTGAATGGGCCTTCCCAGTATATCCAACTAACAGATCAATTCAGGGTTCTCCATTAACACCTTATATTTGGGATGACAGATGCAATGCAGAAGATGCAGCTGAACAAATTAAAGCTGTTTATGATCTAGGTAAAGAAAAAAGACAAGCGTTAGGATTAAAAGGTCGTGAATGGGCTTTATCAGATGAAGCAGGATTCACAGCTGAGAACATGGGTAAAAAAGTTATTAAAACATTAGATAAATTATTTAAAACTTGGAAACCAAGAGAAAAATATGAGTTAGTAAATGCAAACGAAACTCAAGACAAAGTAGTACCACATAAATTAGTTTATTAATAAAAAGTTATATGAGCAAACCGTTATTTTTTATATCATGTCCTATAGATACTTACTCAGGATATGGAGCACGATCTCGAGATTTAGTTAAAGCAATTATTGCTATAGACAAATATGATGTTAAAATTATCCCACAAATGTGGGGTAATACACCTTGGGGATTTATTAGTGATAACCCAGAATGGGAATTTTTAAATGATCATTTATGGAAATATCCACAATTACCTAAACAACCTGAAATATGGATGCAAATTACTATACCAAGTGAATTTCGACCAGTAGGAAAATATAATATTGGAGTAACAGCAGGAATTGAAACAACTGTAGCACCTGGAGACTGGATTGAAGGATGCAATAAAATGAATTTAGTGTTAACTTCTTCAGAACATTCAAAGAAAACATTTATTAGTACTGTTTTACAAAAAATAGATCAACATACTAATCAACCAATTGGTGAAGTTAAAATTGAAAAACCAATTGAAGTATTATTTGAAGGAGCAAATGTTGAGATTTATAAAACACTTGATAAAGTAGATTCATTCCCTGAAATAACTAATATTAAAGAAAAATTTGCATTTTTATTTGTTGGTCACTGTATCAATGGTGATCTAGGTGAGGATAGAAAGAATGTTGGTTTATTGATTAAAATGTTTTATGAGATCTTTAAAAACAAAAAAGACAAACCAGCATTAATTTTAAAAACATCTCAAATGGGATCTTCATATCTTGATAGAGATGAAATCTTAAGAAAAATTACTTTAATTAAAAAATCAATTAACAGTAAAGATTTACCTAACATATACGTTTTACATGGTGAATTTAGTGATACTGAAATGAATGAATTATATAATCATTCTAAAGTTAAAGCGATGATTAATTTAACTAAAGGTGAAGGATTTGGACGACCATTACTTGAATTTAGTTTAACTAAAAAACCAATTATTACAACTAACTGGAGTGGGCAAGTAGATTTCTTAAACCCGGAGTTTACAACAATGTTACCAGGTAAATTAACAGAGGTACATTCAAGTGCTGCCAATCAATGGTTACTAAAAGAGTCACAATGGTTCTCAGTTGATCTAGGGCATACTGGTACTGTTATTAAAGATATGTTTGAAGATTATAAAAAATATATTGATGGAGCAAAACGTCAATCACATAAAAGTAAAACTGAGTTTAGTTGGGAAAAAATGAAGGATAAAGTTGATGAATTATTTATTAAATATATTCCTGAGTTTCCAAAAGAAATTAAATTACAACTTCCTAAATTAAAGAAAATTGAATTACCAAAATTGAAAAAAATAGAAAATAATGGATAAGATTATTAATTGCCCTAAATCAGGAGGGGATTTATGTTACGAAATAGAAGTAACACCTGAGATTACAAATTGGATGTCTTTATCTTGTGGATTTTGGACTAATTCACTTATGATTGAAGGAAGTGAATTCTATAATGAACAATTTGAAGTTCTACCTGAACTATATAAAATACTAGCTTGGACAGATCCTAAAACTAATTTAATATGGTTACCACAAACTATTAATGAGCCTAAACAAGGTATGGTGTTTGCAAATGGAACAGGGATAGATAATTGGAAATGGTCAGCTGTAAAAGCAATACCAGTAACTGAGGAAGAAAAACATAAATTCCCAATCCCAAAACAACCAGGCAAGTTTTATGAATACAGAATGGATATGGAATCGCTTCAACATTTTGATGAAAGAGATTTTATAGATGCTTTAGATTACATTGGCCTATTGACAAAGTAATATTATATTAGGTTATATGAAAATTAGTTATGCAATTACAGTTTGTAATGAACTGGAAGAAGTAAGTCGTTTACTTAATTTCCTTCATCAACATAAACGATTTGAAGATGAAATTTGTGTTTTATTAGATAAACCAAAAGCATCTCAAGAGTTATTAGATGAATTATATTATTGGTCATCTAAAGATATTATCATCTTAAAAGAAAGCGCATTCCAAGGTCATTTTGCTGATTGGAAAAATGAGTTAAATAGAATGTGCTCTGGTGATTATATTTTTCAAATTGATGCTGATGAGTTACCTAACGAAGAGTTATTAGAAGCACTCCCAAGTATATTATCTAACTCAGGATCAGATGTTATCTTAACACCTAGAATTAATATTGTAGAAGGAATTACACCCCAACATTTACAAATGTGGGGTTGGAAGCAAAATGATCAAGGGTGGGTTCAATTCCCAGACTATCAATGGAGGATATTTAAAAATACTTCTGATATTAAATGGGTGAATAAATTACATGAAGTATTAGATGGGTATAAAACATATGCTTATTTACCTGAGTTTGAAGAATATTCTTTATATCATTACAAACATATATCAAGACAAGAATCACAAAATAATTTCTATAGTAAATTATGAGTAAAACAACAATATTTTTTGATCCTAATTTAAATGAAAGAGGAACTAGTATAGCAACATATGATTATGCTCACTTTAATGAAGTTATATTAGGTAATAAATCTATTATTATATCATTAAATAATGCTGAATTAAAAAGTTTTGAGAAATTTAATAATCGTTTTGAAACTCATATTGTAAACTCCTACATAGATATTAATAATATAAGTTGTGATTATTTTTATTCTTTAAAATATGGATTCAATGATGGTGTATCACATTTAAACTCTAAAAATTTAGTTCATGTAGTGTTTCCTTCATTTGATCCTCATGGTGATGTTTATGCTTATGTTTCTGAGTGGTTAGCTAAAACTCATGGGAATGGTTCTCCATTTGTACCTCACATGGTAAATTTACCTAATGTAAATGAAAATTTTAAAGATTTCTTTAATATTAAAAATCAATTGGTTATAGGATGGTATGGTGGAAATAATTTTGAAATTCCATTTGTTAGACAAGCTGTAATAGAGGTGGCTAAAAAAAGAAAAGATATTATTTTTCTCTTTATGAATCAAGAATCATTTAGTGACTTAGAAAATACTATATTCATTAATGGTACTACAGATCAAGAACAAAAGGTAGCATTTATTAACACTTGTGACGCTATGATTCATGCTCGTGAAAGAGGAGAAACATTTGGATTAGCTATAGCAGAATTTTCATCCCAAAATAAACCTATTATAACTTACCAAAATTCACCAGAATGTAATCATATAGAAATTTTAAAAGATAAAGGAATATACTACCAAGACTATAACTCATTATATAATATATTACTCAATCTAAGCCAATCAGATTTACAACATAAAGAATGGAATTGTTATCAAGAATTTACACCTGAAAATATAATGAAAAAATTTAATCAAGTATTTTACAATGAATATACAAATAGTTAATAAGTATTTTACCCCAAACCGTATATTAGACATTGGAGCTAATGTTGGTCAATTCTATATTTTATGCAAAAATGCATATCCTTATAGTTTTGTTTTTAGTATTGAGGCAGCACCAGAATGTGAGTATTATTTATCTCAACTTACAAAAGATTATTATATATGTCTTTTAGGGAAAGAAAATAAAATTGTAGACTTTTATGTGAATAAAAATGACACCACAAGTACTGGCAACTCAATATACAAAGAATTAACATCTTTCTTCTCAGATGATAATCTAATTATTCAAAAAAGAGAGTGTGTGATGTTAGATAATTTATTTGAAGAAAATTCTGAGTTTGATCTAATAAAAATAGACACTCAAGGTTCAGAATTAGATATTATGATGGGAGGGAAAAATTTAATTAATAAAGCTAAAGGTATTATATTAGAAGTTAGCATCACACCATATAATGAAGGAGCACCATTACATGATGAAGTAATAAAATATATGGATGAGATTGGTTTTTATCCTGTTGAGATACTTGAAGAACACTATTTACATGGAAGTTTACTCCAAAAAGATTATTTATTTATAAAAAAACAAAATACAAATGATATATAATTTAAAATATTCTAATTTATCAAATCGAGAAGAAATATTAAACTACTTAAAAGAAAAACAATTTAAAAGAGTATTAGACATTGGAGCTACAATGGCTGGTTGGTCAAGTGAATACTTATCACATTATATGGATATAAATGTATGGACTGATGCTAAAGCTAAAGGGTTTTTAGGGAATATATGCTCTATAAAAACATGGGATCAAGTATTAGAGGATGTTGAAAAAAACGGAAAATTTGATTTTGTAATATGTAGCCACACTTTAGAGGATATTAGTTCCCCATTGATGGTGACAGAAATGATTAATAAAATTGGATTAGAAGGTTTTATAGCTGTTCCTTCAAAAAATATGGAATTAACTAGGTATGTTAATGGTCCATACTTAGGTTGGGTTCATCACCGTTGGATTTATAATATCCAAGGAAATGAATTTGTAGCTTACCCTAAATTAAATTTTATAGAATCATATGATTGGTCAGATATAACTTCTTCATTTTCAAATGATATAAATGAGATTTGTTTCTTTTGGAAAGATAATTTTGAAATTAAATTTACTAATGACGATTATATGGGTCCTAATGTAGAATCTGTTTATAATTATTTTGCTGGTTTATTAGGCTAATGAAAATATTATATATAACTAATCATATTGACATAGCTAAAGCTAGTGGTGGGTTTATTAATGACTACCAAAATGATTTAATATTTTATGGATTAAGAGAATTATTTGGTGACGATGTAGTTGATAGTACTCAAATAATCTCATTATATAAGGAATATGAGAATAAAATCCCTTCTAAACATTTATGGGGTGGTATGACTACATTTTGGTTAATTGGAGAAAATAATATTGATCGTTCTAATATTGAAGAAAAAATTAAGGATAGATATTATGATTTAATTATCTATGGAGCGATTAAACGTTGTAAACAATATTATGATTTAGTTTCTAAATACTATCCATCATCAAAAATAATTTTAATTGATGGAAATGATGAACCTGAATTAGATCCACTATATACTAAGCATCTTTATTTTAAAAGAGAATTACAAGAATCTCACCCTAATTTATTACCTATCACATTTGGTACACCTACTAGTAAATTAGCTGAACCTAATAAAAACAAAACACAAGAATACGCTACATGCTTACCAGGGCAACCTGAGACTTATATTTTCAAATCAGAACAACCATACTATGAAGACTATCAAAAATCATATTATGGTGTAACAATGAAAAAAGCGGGTTGGGATTGTATGAGACATTATGAAATATTAGGTAACTATTGTATGCCTTATTTTATAGGATTAGAAAATTGTCCTAAAGATACATTAGCTAACCTACCTAAAGATTTATTACTTGAAGGAAGAGAATTAGCAAATAATTTTGATGAGCAAAGATATTTTACTATATTAGATGAAATGTTTAATTATACTAAAGAAAATTTAACAACAAAAAACTTAGCAAACTATATATTAAATAAAATATGATTACAATAGACAGTATCAAATCATTATTAGATGGACATTTAGTTCCATATGTGTACAATTCAAAAGCATTCACCCCAGGAGAAACTCCTATCTATTACTCAGGACCATATTGGGATAATCAAGAAATAGAAGCAGCAATGTATACTTTTTTAAATGGTAAATGGGTTACCACAGGTGAAAGTGTTTTTAAATTTGAAAGACTATTTGGTAAAAGATTTGGTTCCAAATATAATCTAATGGTTAACTCAGGTTCATCAGCTAACCTAGTATTAATAGCTGCCTTAAAGAAAAGATTTAATTGGGCAGACGATGATGAAGTAATTGTATCACCTGTTGGTTTTGCTACTACTATATCAGTTTTACACCAAAATAGACTTAAACCAGTCTTTATTGATATTGAATGGGATACTTTAAACTTTGATTTAGATCAATTAGAAGCTAAAATCACACCTCGTACTAAAGCAATTTTTGTATCACCAGTATTAGGTAACCCACCTGATTTTGATCGTTTATTAGAAATTTGTGAAAAATATGATCTTAAACTAGTAGGTGACAATTGTGATAGTTTAGGAAGTAAGTGGGATGGAAAATATTTAAATGAATACTATGTAGCATTTTCAAACTCATTCTACCCAGCACATCATATTTCAACTGGTGAAGGTGGAATGGTATGTACTAATGATGAAGAGTTAAAAAAGTTAATGATGAGTATTGCTTGGTGGGGAAGAGATTGTCACTGTGTGGGAGCTGCTAATTTATTAGCTTGTGGTACTTGTGGTAAACGTTTTGATAAATGGTTAGATTCATATGATGGAGTAATAGATCATAAGTATGTATTCTCTAATATGGGTTATAATCTAAAACCATTAGATTTGCAAGGTGCAATTGGAGTAGTTCAATTATCTAAATTAGATGAAATTGAAGCGAATCGTAAAACATCTAAAGAAAGATTAGAAAAAATATTTACAGACAACATACCTGGGCTTAGAGTACCTAAAACTTTAGATAAAGCTGATCCATGTTGGTTCGGAACTCCATTTATATGTGAGGAAGAAGGATTAAAACATAGATTAGTTCAATATCTAGAAGACAATAAAATCCAAACACGGAATTATTTCGCAGGTAATATCTTACTACATCCTGGTTACTCATCATTAGATAATACTTTAGATTATCCTGAAGCTAATAAGGTATTAGATAAAGTGTTTTTTATTGGTGCTGCCCCGCATTATACCGAAGATGTATTTAATTATATTGAAAGCGTTATTAAGAAATTCTAATATGAGTAAAATCGTTATTCTTGGAGATGGGTTGTTAGGTTCTGAGCTTGTTAAACAAACAGGATGGGAATTTATATCTAGAAAAAAAGATGGATTTGATATAAGTAATTATAGTTCATATTATAAATTCTTTTTAGAAGACCATGACTCAGTAGCTTGGTGGAAAAAATATGATGTAATAATAAATTGTATAGCCAATACTAACACCTACTCAGACAATAAAGATTTACATTGGGACATCAATTACAAAAGTGTTATTAAATTATCTGATTTTTGTTTTAAACATGATATTAAATTAGTTCATATATCAACTGATTATGTTTATACTAACTCAATAAATAATGCTAGTGAAAATGATGTCCCAATCCATGGTAATAATTGGTATAGTTACACTAAACTATTAGGAGATAGTTATGTTCAATTAAATGAAAATAATTTAGTTTTAAGAGGTACTCATAAACAAAGACCATTTCCTTACAATAAAGCTTGGGTTGACCAAGTAGGTAATTTTGATTATGTAGATGTAATGGCTGCTTTAATAAAACAGTTAATTGAAAAAGAAGCTACAGGTTTATATAATGTAGGGACAGAATTAAAAACTATGTTTAGTTTAGCAGGAGATGTTATACCTGATTTTACTCCTATGAATGTTCCTAAAAATGTAAGTATGAATGTTAATAAATTAAAAAATGTTATTAAAGGAAATAATTAATAAAAGTTATTACGGTACAACAGGTTATATAGCTTCCTCTAACTCATTAGAACAATTAGAACAATATATACTATTTAACCTACAAGTACTAAAAGAATTTAAACAAATAATTGTAGCTACAAATTATCAATCCTTAGAATTAATTGAGCAATCAGATAATATATGGAAAGAATATTTTCCAAATTGTATAATATTAAATTCTAAAATAAATCGAGGACATAATTTTGGTACAACTGATTTAGATGATTTAATCTTTGATTATTGTAAACAAAATGATATAGAATGGGTATGTAAATCAGCTCATGATATTTTAATGAAAGAATCCATATTAGAAAAAGAAATTGAGGATGCTGATTTTTATTATTTAAATGGAATTGGGTATGGAGGAATGGTTCCTTATGATTTTGATTATAATAAGATAATTAATGATGATTTCTTCCCCCAGACAAATTTTTATTTTATTAATGTATCTAAAACTGATTTTATTAATGATAAAAAATATGTGAATGATACTTATGAATACTCATTAAGTATACCTAATTACAATGGTAAGATATGGGAATATGTTGATGGGTGGGCTTGTGAGAAATTCTTAGCTGAAAGTATTATTAGAAATAATCTTACTAAATACCATCTTATCTCTGATAAACAATATAAAGCATTACTAGATTACATTAGATATTATAATATACATGACTGCAGCCATAAAAATATATTCTTAGACGGAATATGTCACTTCCATAATTTAGATCAAAAGATAATAGAAATATGAAAATAATATACAGAATATCAGACGCTGGTTATAGTAAAGTAAAACCAGAATATATAAACAATGAAAATTGTTTAAAAAATGCTCTCCAAACATTCCCTACATCAGAATATGATTGGTCTATCATAGCTGATAATACATCTGAAAAGACAAATGATATGATCCAAAAATACATCTCTAAAGATTACGTAATGTATGTCTCAGTAGGTCATGGAGCAGGTACATTTAATCTAGCTTTAGATGAAGCATTACAATCCCCAGATGATGAAATAATTTATTTCATTGAAAATGATTATTTACACAAACCAAACTCAGGAAATATTTTTAAAGAAGGATTTGATTTAGATCCATCATTTGTATCACTATATGATCATCCTGATAAGTATATGACTCCAAATCAAGGAGGTAATCCATACTGTGATAATGGAGCTGAAGATACTAGAATATATTTAACAGATTCATGTCATTGGAAGATAACAAATAGTACTACTATGACATTCGCTGCTAAAGTATCTACTTTAAAACGAACTGAAGATATTTTAAGAAAACATACAAGTGGATCACATCCACATGATTTTAGTATGTTTTTAGAGTTAATGGATCAAGACGAATTTTTAATAACACCAATACCTGGTTACTCAACTCATGGGGAAACAGCTTGGTTATCACCATTAACAGACTGGAGTCAATATGCTTAGTTTAATTATTCCTACTTATAAAGAGCCTGAGGCACTCGACCTAACTCTTAGATCAGCTATTGAAGGTCAAGTTAATAAAAATCAAATTATTGTTGTTGTAGATGGGTTCTATGATTTAAATAAAGAAGTACTTGAAAAATATGCTGACTCAATTGATATTCTTAATTTAGAAAGTAATGTTGGTATGATTAAAGCTATGAATCTAGGAACATACAATGCTTCTTATGATTTAGTATTACATGCTCAAGATGATAATGTATTCTCAAAAAATTGGGATGTTAATTTAGAAAGCCATTACCAACCAAATTCAGTATTATCTGTAAATCAAATTGAACCTACTCCAAGTATGTTTAATCAATTTTATATTAAAGATTTAGGGCGGGATGTTAATACATTTGATTTAAAAGCATTTTGGGAGTTTGAACAATCAATAGCTAAAGATGAAGTTAAAGAAGATGGATCAACATTCCCATTCCTTATTAGTAAAGAAGATTATTTAAAAGTAGGAGGATTTGATGAATCATATCCTGGGCCATGGGTTGTTGATTGGGAGTTCTTTATGAAATGCCAGATGAGTGGATTAAAAATGCTTAGAACATATAAAACCTATTTTTATCACTTTGTATCATTAGGTACTCGTACTCCTGATAAAGTAAGAGAAAACCAAATGATAGAAAAAGAATGTCATGATTATGCTCTCTATAAATGGGGAGAATATATTAAACATAACCCAAATAATAATTTAAAATTTATATGAGAATAATAGTTACAGGTGGAGCAGGATTTATAGGATCATCATTTATTAATTATATTAAATCTAATTATGAATGTGATATACTTTGTGTAGATGTAATGACATACGCGGCTAATAAAGATAATATTAAACATGAAGTTGAGTTTTTAGAAAAAGACATATGTGATGTTACCATTGATGATTTAGGTGAATATGATTACCTAGTTAACTTTGCTGCTGAGTCGCATGTTGATAATTCCATAGCAAATGGAAAACCATTTATTAGATCAAATGTAGAAGGTACTTTTAATTTATTAGAATGTGCTAGACAAAACAAAAACTTAAAAAAGTTTGTTCAAATATCAACAGATGAAGTATATGGAGATATGGCTGATGAATCTTTAGTCTTGAATCAATCCGCAACTGAGTCATTCCCATTAAGACCTAGTTCATACTACTCAGCAACTAAAGCGGCATCTGATTTATTAGTCACATCAGCTAATAGAACATTTGGATTACCATATCTGATCACACGCACATGTAATAACTTTGGTGAACATCAACACCCAGAAAAATTCTTGCCTAAAATACATGAGTGTATAAAAGAAGGAAAAGAAGTACCAGTATATGGAGACGGACAGCAAGTACGTCAATGGATACATGTTGATGATAATGTTAAAATAGTAACTGATTTAATGTTTGATGATAGAACATTAAATGGTATTTATAATATTAGTTCTGAGATAGAATATAAAAATATTGATATAATTAATGTGATTGGAGATATACTAGGTAAAGAAGTTAAATATAAATTTGTACCTGATAGATTAGGTCATGATAGAGCGTATCGTTTAAGAATGGTAGCCTTAAAAACATTACATAATGTGTTAGGTATCAATAAACATTTACCTTACACTTTTATGAATCTTAAAGACTTTTTAAAAAATCTTTATAAATAAATTGGCTTTAACTTATTTTTTATTATATTTAAATAAATAAGAAAAATGAATCTAAATAATTTTGGAACTAAGCTTAGAGTTACAGACAGTAGTAAGAACGCTGAGAATAAAGAGAAACAATTATTTGTTAGACTTGTGTCTCAATTAGATAACTGTTGGATTAGAACTAGTTTCTTACATACCCAACTACAAGTTGATTTCTGGAATTATGAAGAGCATTTCTATCACATAATTGAGGATTTAATTTATTTACATTTTGAGGAATGGAAAGCAGAATTAATTCTATGGTATGTGTATGACAGAATTGATGCTGAGGGAAATATATTAGATTTAGAAATCACACCTGAAGACAAACCAGCTAAAAAATATAAGTTAAAGACACCTGAAGACTTATGGAAGATAATAGAAAAAATTGATAAAATAGAAAATAAAGGTAAAAAAGATGAGTAGAAAATGTATCGTATGTGGGGTTGAAATTGATCCAAGACGAATAGCTATTTTGCCTAATACGCGAACTTGCACTCAACATTCAACAGTTGAGAAGAAAGTAGCTGTTACAGTACAAATGGGAGAAGGTGATCACACCTGGATTGAGACATATGCTGTTGATAGAGAAGACCTTCGTAAGATTGAAGAAGCAGAAAAGAACTTCAGAAAACAATTACTTGAAGATGAAAATCCAATTGAAACTGTTTCAATAGATGTGGATGATGATACTAAAACATTAAACGACTTCGATTTAGAAGAAGACGCTACTGAGCCAGATGTAGACCATGCCTAAAGCAAGACCATTAACTAAAGAATCGATCATCAGCGCAATGGATAAAACAAAGTCCGTTCGCGCCGCTGCTCGTTACTTAAATTGCTCTTACCAACATATTAAGAAATGGATGAAATTATATGTTGATAGTAATGGAGTATCTTTATTTGACGCTCACAAGAACCAGTCAGGTAAAGGTATTCCTAAATTCTTATCAGTGTCTAGTATTAATAAAAAAGAACCAGCAATTTTAGATATTATAGAAGGTAGAATAGATCCATCTCACTTCAACCCACAAAAGATTAAATATCGGTTGATAACAGATGGTTATTTAAAAGACGAATGTTGTAATTGCGGCTTCCATGAACGCCGAGTTTCAGATTATAAATCCCCACTGATCTTGCACTTCAAGGACAACAACAAACAACATTACCGATTAGATAATATGGAAATGCTTTGTTACAATTGTTATTACTTAATGGTAGGTGATATATTTAGTGGTAAGCAACTTGAGGGGTTAGAGGATCATAAACCAATGAACCAAAGTGAAGTAGATTGGGAACTAGATGAGTATACTAAACAACGATTATTGGAATTAGGATTAGATAAATCAGAACCAATAGATGATGGAAGTGAGTTTATTAGTAGACTTTAATATTTATAGTTGAATGAAAAGGAATAAGAAACATAAAGAAGTAATAACTGACTACGATGCTATTAAAGCAAAGCATTTAGAAAAGTTAGCTACTGATATGTTAAAGAAGGATGAGAAGATGAATCAACTTAAGGGTAAAGAAATTGACCCTGGGTTCCTAAATTTATTTTAATATGGCTATTGAATTCACATTAAACAACAGTGAGGAGTTTCAGGAGATGGTTGAGCGAAAAGATTTCTCAATAGCTAAGGCAGTTGTAGAAACATTACTCAATAACTTAAATACTCGTAAACAACATATTCATGTCATAACAGTTATATGTTTAGAGGAAAATGCTGAGTATAGTATTACACTTGAAAGAAAACACTTTGCTGATACATTGCAAGAGAATCTTAAATACTATGTTGAGAATGAACAGTATGAAGATTGTACTAGAATTGTAGACGCAATTAATTACCTAAAAGAAAAACAAAACACACCTAAGAAAAATGGCAAAAACAAAACAAACATCAGCAACAAAGATGTACAACCCAACTCCTAAAAAGAAAAGACCAGGAGTACATAGTAAGAAAAAAACATCAAAATCAAAATCAAGTAAGAACTATAAAAAGTCTTACCGTGGTCAAGGAAAATAAATTAAATAAAAATAGTTATGAGTAAAAACAGTGCAATGCAAAAATACGAGTGTTTAAAGTCGTATATTCAAGTTCTAGAAGGTAAACGTAAGAAAAAAGAAGTTACTAAACTACGAAACGAGAAGACATATACAACTAAAAACGCTTACAGAAGTGAGTATTAAAAATTATTTAGACGACATCCCCGACAAGGATTTGGTTATGTTAGCAGAACATGACTGGGATAGTTTAAAAGATTTCTGTGTATTATTGACTTTAGATTTAGAGTTAATTGAACAGAACGCTCCTCCCCTTAACCTTCCCAATTAATAAGTTTGGCCTTCGGGCCATTCTTTGTTATATTTAGGAAAATAAAGGTTATGGAAAGAAGTTATTATTTCAAAGACGGTAAACATTATGTAGTGGGTGGTTTTATTCCTCCTGTATTATTTAATTTAGTAGACAAAATAGCTATTTGTCCATGGTGGGTTAATGTCCCATTAGGTACTACATTTGATGATATTGTTTGGATTAAAGATGATGGTACACAAACAAAACCAAAACCTAATACTATTGAAGTAAAATCATCAGATGGTTCAAGTAAGTATGTTATCAAAAAGGTAGGTGATAAATATCATTGTTCATGTCCTGGTTATTATAGAGCTAAAGATAGAGTTTGTAAACATATAAAACAATTAAAATAAAGGTTATGAAAAAAGGTATAAAACCAGATGAAGTGTTTTTTATTGTAGCTGCTACAATAGGAATATCAACAATATGTGTATTCGCTATATCAGCGATATTAAATTTAATTATACATCTAATAAAATAAGTTATGAAGAAAGTAGGGAAGATTACCAACACGTGGAAGAAAGCATTACAATTTATCAAAGTAAAAGATGTTCCATCTGCAATTGAACAATTAGATACATGTTTACTCATTTTAGCTAAGGCAACTGATGAGGGAGAGACAATGATTGACAATTTGAAAGTTGATTTATGGAAGATGAGAGTGTGGGTTAAGATTGAGGATTTAGGAGTGTTACCTGAATATGATGCTAAACTATGAGAAAGAAAAAAAGAGTATTTGATATAGCTAAAGAACCTGAATTTATTGTTTTGAATGACCAATGTCAAGCATTTATTGGATTCAAACAAGGTGAAGCAATATTCTCAGATGACTTAGATTTAGCAAAACCACTTTATAATGATAACCAAGTAGCGACATTAAGAGTATACACATACGGTAAATTAGAAAAAGAATATATATGAAATTAATATTAGGGATGTTAGTAGGGGTGTTAGCTCAAACATTAACTTTTCTTCAATTACAAGGGAGGTGGAAGTTTGAGTGGATGAAGAACCACCAGTGGGTTATGGTATTGTTAGGCATTCCTATTTCAATATTATTCATGACATCAGTTAGTTTAATGGTTGAACATTTTAATGGACAGTTATGGCCATCTAGATTGATTGGTTTTGTTATAGGTACAGTTATGTTTACAATTATGTCTGTATCATTATTTGGAGAACCAATAACAATGAAAACAGCTATTTGTTTAGTATTAAGTTTAATTATATTAATGGTGCAATTATTTTGGAAGTAATATGGCTGAAAAAACAGGACACACAGTTAAATTAATTTATGATTTCCCAACTCAACGAGCAACTGAAATACAGTTAGAAGATGGTAGTTGGTTTAGAGTAACATGCAATCGATTTAGAAGTTATAATGGACCTAGACGAATATGTTATTGGAATGAAGACAAATCACCTAATCACCAGGATTATAATGGACCAGTTTATTTGTTTGAGACAAATATGGTTATGAAAAAGAAATGCCCTCGAGGTTATGTTTACGCTCATGATTATAAAAGTAAAGCAAGATTAAGAACAGGTGAAAGACATTGGTTAGAAGATCCTGAATTTAAGAAAAATTATAAAGAGTAATATATGTATATCCATATATTTACAAAGTGGAACAAGTATTTAGACAACACATAAATAAAATAATCAAAATACTTAACTCCATAGAAAATGAGGAGCAGTTAGTGTGCGCTAAAACAATAATAAGCAACTTTGTAGAATATTGGAAATTTAAAAAAATGAATGTAAAAGAAATTAGAAATAATTTGGCTACATTTAATATGATTTATAAATTTAAAAGAAATAGTTTTTATGAGTAACGAAGTCAATTATTGTGATATTTATATACATGACATACATGTATTTAATTGAAAATTGCTATAATGATTTTAATAAGGTTTATATAGGTAAAACTAAAACATCCCGAAAAAACGCTCATAAGCATAAATTTGGAAAAAATATAATATATACTATTATAGACCAAATTGATAGTTATAATTATAAAGAATGGGAACCTTTAGAATCATATTGGATAGAACAATTCAGACAATGGGGATTTGAGTTAATGAATAAAAATAAAGGAGGTGGTGGAGTTAATTATCACTCTGAAATTACTCGAAATAAGATGAAAAATAATAATCAAAAATCTGAAGAGTATAAAGAAAAATTAAGGAAACCAAAAGGTCCTCATTCTGAAGAGACAAAACAAAAAATGAGAAAACCTAAAAAAGAAGGTACTGGTAGTAAATTGATGTTAGCAAATTCTAAACCAGTCCTACAATATGATTTAGAGGGTAATTTTATTAAAGAATGGGAGAATAGGATACTAGCAGCTAAGTCATTAGGTAAAACATCACAAGGGGCAATATCAGAATGTTGCTCTGGAAAGAGAAAATCCATTTATGGATACATTTGGAAAAATAAAAACTAAAATAAATGTCAAACGAAGAACGCATTGAAGAAATATTTTACCAAGCACACACAGCTGGGGATGTAGATAAATTACACCAGTATATAAAAGAGTATAAAATATCTCTCCCACATAAAAGCCAAAATGAAATAATTGAATTAGCTCATTTTAGAGTTAAGACAGATAGAATGTAAATAAATAAATAAATAAATAAAAAATAAATATGTTAGTAATTATCTTATCAGCTGCTTTAGTAGTAGCAACAACCACAGCAGTAATGTTGGCATCAAAACATCAATTTCTTGTAAATGAATTAGACGCGGCTAATTCTCAAATTGAAGCACTTCAAGAATCTTTAGAAATGGCTAACGCCGGACGTCAATTACTTCGCAATGAAGTAACAGTGTTACAATCTAAAATTCGAGTGATGGAAAATAAATCAATGCACCCAGTTATTGACACCCCTAAAACGGCTGAGGAAGTTGCAAAGAAAAAGAAAAAATACTTTAAAAAGAAGCCAGCTCCTAAAATGTCAGCTGAGAAGAAGTAAATTTCATTTAACGTTTCATGATTAAGGCTTGGCTCTCCAAGCCTTTTTTGTTATATTTATTATATAATAAAAAACACATGGAAAATAGTAATTTAAACGGTTTATCATTACGACACGTTGCTCAAATAGTGAGACGTAGAATGATACAGAAGGCAAAACCTTCAGGTAAAGTATACAATAGAAAGAAATATAGATCAAGTAATGAGGACTGATGTACTTACTCTTAATGGTATACCTTATCTATTAAAACGAAAGGTATGGTTTGGTAAATTTATAGACAATTTAAATGGAGGTCAAATAAGACAAGATTTAATTGATCTATGGAAGGAATATACTGAATCAGATCAAATATATCAAGAAGGTGAGACATTATTCTTTTTACAAGAAATTAAAGAACCAGAATGGGAGGAAATAATATGAAAAAACTAATTTTATTTTTAATTGTAGCTGTTTTAGCTTCATGCTCAGCTCCTCAAAAAGGCTATAACTATAAACATCATAGTAATAGACAACAAACAATGTATAAACAAACTAAGCGAGTTAATAAAGGTAAAAACCAACTTCAACATCAATGCTCACCTAAAAAACATAGATAATGACTAGCAGAAAAAATAGATACTTCGATAGAGAAGACCAATTCAGAAGTATTGTTTTGAGTAATGATATTGATAATGAATCAGTTGAAGAAGTTATTCAATTTATATTAGATGCTAATGAGTATGATGAGGAGCAAGACTCAGTCTCTAAAGACTTTGAGCGTAAACCTATTAAATTAATCATTAATAGTTTTGGTGGAGTAATTTATGATGGTTTCGCTTTAATAGGTGTGATTAAAACTTCTAGAACACCAATTCATACTTACTGTTATGGTTACGCTATGTCAATGGGGTTACCAATATTTGCTGCTGGGTGGAAACGAATAGCGAGTAAATATGCTACGTTTATGTATCATGAGGCTTTAAATAGTTATCCTCAATTTGATAAATTATCTATTATTAAAGATGATTTAGATGAATGTAATCGTGTAATGAAACAATATGATGAAATCTTATTATTAAACTCAACTATATCTCAAAAACAATTAGACGATGTTAAAAAATCAAGACGTGATTGGTATTTCACAGCAGAAGAAGCACTTAAGTATGGGATGGTTGATGAGATTGAATAATTGGTGGAAACGATTTGTTAAGAAGCATATTATTGCTGAGTACCCTAAAGAACTAGATGATTTATTCTAATGTTAGAATTCAAGAACCCAATACCAGTAATAGTTGAAGGTGATATAGAGGGTTATGCCATTTATGTCACTAATGGAGGCACTTGGGAGAATGATATTTGGTGTATAGTACATTGTGATGGAGGAATAGTTAGACATTATCTATCTGATCAAATTAAGGTGTATAAGAATAGTACATTTAGTATAGAGAAATAAAATTATATATTTATAATAAAATAAAACTATGGCATTTAACATATACGAGTGGAGACGCAATCAATTATTACTTGAAGAAGTAATGAATGAAAGTAAAATTACTGTTAAGTCACTTAAATTTTCTGATTTAGGTGATAAAAATCTTTTACCAACTAATATAGGTATGGGTTCATCTAGAAAAATTAAAGACGAAGATGATTTCCAAGATTGGAAAGCTGATTTCCTTAAAAAGTATGGTAACATTGAGTTAGAAAAAGGAAACGTAGGATGGAAAGCCTCACCTGAACATGAAGCAAATAAACAAGCACAAGCAGACTTTGATAAGAATGCTAAAAGAAAATAAAAATAAATAGGCCTTCGGGCCTATTTTTATTATATTGAGTTTATAAATAAAAAATAAGTTATGGCTGAATTTAGCAAACAATGGGTCGAAAAAAATGATCCGGAAATGGGTTGGGATTTTGATATTGAAGCAATCGCTTCTGAAATGCCTAACAGTACAATGACTAACTATTATCTTTGTGAGGGCTTTGGAGCAGTTGCAATTGGTAAAGATGAAAACGCAGTAATTCATTTAGCAATCGCTACAGGTGAATTCAATGAAGAAGGGGAAGTAGAAGCAGAATGGAAAACATTAGAGGAGGTGATCAATGGATAAAATGATGTCATTATATGAGTTCTTAGGTAAAGCAGCTGGAACCGAATTAGGTAAAAAAGTATATCTCGCCTCATTAGAAGGTGGATGGAAACATGACATACGGAAAGTGTCTAATCCTAAATACACAGGAAATGTAATGTTGTATCCTGAACCGTTTTTAAAAGAATATTTCAAAGCTAGTGAAGAAACTGGATACGATACTCCATTTTAAATAAACTTTTCATAACAAATGTTTGGCCTTCGGGCCATTCTTTGTTATATTTAGATATAATAAAAAATAATAAAAGTTATGAGCAAATCAGTCACACTTTCAGGTAATCAAGAATTACAATTCGTTTCAGACAGTTGGGAAAAAACAGTTACAGTTTACTTATTTGATACAATAAGTGATACTCGAGTAACATTAACTGAATTTTATAATGGTAGATGGAATTCAAAATCATCTTCTCATTTAGATAAATTTTTTGAGTTAATTAAAGTTAATCCTAAAATTAAGATTGCATTAAAGAAAGCATTTAGTGAGTTAAAAACTGAAACACCTGTTAATACATTTTCAACATCAATGAAATGTTTTAAACGTCGTTTCATAATTAAAGTTAAGAAATTAGTAAAATGAAAACAATAGTATTAGGAGATATTCATGGACGCAATGTTTGGAAAGACATTGTGTTCCAAGAACAAGCAGATCGAGTTATCTTTATAGGAGATTACTTTGATAGTTTTGATATTGGCCCTGCTGAGCAAATGCTTAACTTTAAAGAGATAATTGAGTTTAAAGAGAAAGGTGAGTGTGAGGTAACTATGTTAGTTGGTAATCATGACTATCATTACTACCCAGGCGGTGAGACATACTCAGGATATAAAGCAGGTGCTGCTCCAGCTATTAGACAGTTACTCCAAGAAAATAAACATCATCTACAAATGTGTTATCAATTAGATAATATCTTATTTACACATGCTGGTATTGGAAGTGATTGGTTGACATACCAAAACAAATATGAACCAGGAGTAGATTCAGGCACAATAGCTGATTTTGTGAACGCCATTTGGGAGTATCAACCTAATAAGTTTATGTTTTACGGAATTGATCCATACGGTAATTCTAAAACACAAACACCAATTTGGATTCGTCCTCAAGCATTAATGGCTGGTAATCGAGATACGTTCTTAAAAGAAGATTATATTCAAGTAGTAGGTCACACTCATGTTAAAAAGATTGATATTGAAGGCAAATCAACAGGTGGTAGATATTATTTTATTGACACATTTGATACCTCAAATAAGTTTTTGATTTATGAGGATGGAGAGTTTAAAGTAGGTGATTATCCAACTATATTATGAGATTAAATGAAGTAACGATATATCCTAGAGTCTATAATGTTATCGAGACAATCGATAATAGATTTAGTAGTGGGGGTGAAATCAAAGTATGCCACGTTAGTGACAACTCATTATTAGTGGCTGTAGGCTCAGGCTTAGCATTTATATTAGATAAAGAAGAAGCAAAACAAATAAAAGTAGAACCAAGATGAAAAAAGTATTATTAACATTATTAAGTATAGGTTTAATTAGTTGTGATTTGATCACAGCACCACCAATTCTTATTTCCCGTGTTGACACAGTTAATGTGAGTCCACAACCTATCATCCCAACAGACACTACTAAGGCATGGCCTATCAAAGTTGTATCTGTAAAGAGAAATGTAGATAGAGATATTGATATGGCTTGGCAAGTAGTAACTGAGAATGTAATTATGTATTATACTAATAATAAACCAGCTATAGGACAGATTGCATTTTGTTTAGGAATGAATGAAGAAATTGTTAAATGTGATTGCGAAAAGTAAAGAGTAGGTGATATTTATCACTATAAACAATTTACTTATGTTATTGAAAAACGGATCGAAAGGAGAAGAAGTAAAACAACTTCAAACATTATTAGGTTTAGGAGCTGATGGAAGTTTTGGACCAATGACAGAAACTAAAGTCAAAGAATGGCAAGCTAAAAACGGATTAACAGCTGACGGCATTGTAGGAGATGGTACGTGGGGTAAAATGTTTGGGGCGACAGCTCCAACTCCCGCTGCGTCAGTAGTTATTCCTCCTAGTTCATTCAAATTAGATGCTTTAAAAGGACATATTCCTGATGCTGTGATAGCTCAAATACCAGACACAGCAGCTAAATTCAATATTACAAACCCACTACGTCTAGCTCATTTCTTAGCACAATGTGGACACGAATCAGGTGGATTCAAAGCAATAAGTGAGAACCTAAACTACTCAGTTGATGGTTTGAAGAGAACATTTGGAAAATATTTTCCTGGTGATTTAGCTACTTCTTATGCTCGCCAACCAGAAAAAATTGCATCTCGTGTTTATGGAGCAAGAATGGGTAATGGAGACGAATCAACAGGTGAAGGGTATAAATTCCGTGGACGTGGATATATTCAATTAACTGGTAAATCTAATTATACTAGTTTTGCTAAGTTTATAGGTGAAGACACAGTTACTAACCCTGATTTAGTAGCGACTAAATACCCATTAGCGTCAGCAGCGTTTTTCTTCGATTCAAACAAATTATGGTCAATATGTGATAAAGGAGCTGATGAAGCAACTGTCACTGCGGTTACTAAACGAGTAAACGGCGGTACAATTGGTTTACCTGATCGTTTAAAGCATTTTAATGAATACTATAATTTACTAAAGTAAGATGGAAATATTAATACCTATTGCGATCGCATTGATCACATCCGTATTCGGACCTGTATTATTGGAGTGGGCTAAGGCTAAATTTAAAAAGAAATCAGCTGATCCAATGCCTGATGCTATTAAGTATAATGAACAAATTGAACATCAATTAGATATAATACTTGATGAATTAGAATGTGACCAAATATTTATAGCTCAATTTCATAATGGAGGACACTTTTATCCAACTGGTAAATCGATTCAAAAATTCTCTATATTCTATGAGGTATTAAACCCAAACATTGAATCAGTTAAAAATGTTTATCAAAACATACCTGTATCATTATTTAATAAACCATTATCTGAATTATATGAACATGGTGAAGTAATAATTGAAGATGCTGAGGCAGCTAATTCATATTTACTTAACACAACAACAGGTGGTAAATGTAAATCAATTTATTTATTATCATTAACTGATTTAGATGGACGTATCATAGGTGTGATGGGTATTCATTATATTGAAAAGAAACATAAAATAGTTAAAGACGAGTGGATCTTTATTCGTCAAAAAGTAGGTGCAATTGGTAATATAATTAGTAATTACCTACATAGTAAAAAATAAACACACCATTTCATGGATAAAGTTTGGCCTTCGGGCCATTCTTTGTTATATTTAGATCATGAAATTAAACACATTATTTAAACGCGCAGTAAACGGTAAAATCAATGAGTGGACCGTTGAAATAGAAAACAATTGTTTTAGAACAATATCAGGTTATACTGATGGAGTTAAAACAACTTCTGAATGGACATGCTGTTCAGGTAAGAATACAGGTAAGAAAAACGCTACCACACCTGAACAACAAGCATTAGCTGAAGCTAAAGCAATGTGGACTAAAAAATTAGAGTTAGGTAGTTATGAGTCAATAAAAGATATTGATACACCTAAGTTTTTTAATCCAATGTTAGCTCATAAATTTGAAGACCATAAAGACAAAATTGAATACCCAGTTTATAGTCAACCTAAATTAGATGGTATTAGATGTATTGTTAGAGCAGATGGTATGTGGAGTAGAAATGGTAAAAAAATCATCTCAGCACCTCACATTTTTGAATCATTAAAACCATTATTTGAATCTAATCCTGATTTGATATTTGATGGTGAGTTGTATGCTGATAAATTTGCAAATGACTTTAACGCTATTTGTTCATTAGTTAAGAAAACTAAACCAACAAGTAATGATTTAGTTAAAAGTAAAGAATCAATCCAATATCACATTTATGATTTACCTAATCATGATGGTGTGTTTAGTGAGCGACATAGTGCTTTAAACAAAATGTCTTTACCTAAGTGTTGTGTGTTGGTAAGAACAAGTATCGTTCATACAGCTGAGTGGGTTGATAAATGGTATATTGATTATGTTAGTGAGGGATATGAGGGGTTAATGGTGCGTTTAGATAAAAAATATGAATCGAAACGTTCTAAGTCATTACTTAAGTATAAATCGTTTATAGACGAGGAATATACTATATTAGATATAGTTGAAGGTTTAGGTAATAAAACTGGAATGGTAGGTTCATTTATATTTAAGAGTAAGACAGGTCATATATTCAATTCATCACCTAAATTTAATTGGGAGGAATGTAAAGCGATGTGGAACAATAAAAATGAGTTAATTGGTAAATCAGCTACAGTTAAGTACTTTAATTTAACACCAGATGGTGTTCCAAGATTTCCATATGTAATTAAAATTGATAGAGAGAGTTACGAATGAAGAAATGCTTTGACTGTAAAAGAACATATCCATTATTTATGTTCACTACCAACCCAAGACCATACCAACGACCTCAACATCAAGGTAAGAATTTAGTATGTAGACTTTGTACTTATAAACGTTGGAGTGAGGGTATGTTTGCTTGGACATTAAATGCAAACAACAAATTTGAGAAAATAGAGTTTAAATCAAAATTAGAAATTATTAAAAAATTATTTTTATGATACCAGCAGCAATTATTTCATTTACATTAGCAGCTATAATAGCAGTGTTAATGGTTTTAGGATTAGACTATATGGAAAAAAATCATCCTGATTATGATGGGAAGGATTTATTTGATGAGGAGTAAACCATATTTATTAATATGGAAAAAGAAACTAAAGTAAGTAGTTATGGCGAAACATTCTTAAGTAAACTTAAAGAACAGTCATTTACAATCATTATTTTGGTTGGTATAATGTATTATCAAAATACTCTATTCAATAAACAAATGGATGAGTATAGACAAATGATACAAGAAAAAGAAGAGTTAGTATTAAAACTAACTGATGAGGAACGTGCTCGATTAGTTGAACGTGAAAAATATTTGATCGGTCAACGTGACATGTTTATAGAGGATTTAAAAGAAAGAGCCAATAAAGAATAGATTGGAAAAGTAAATAAAGGTTATTATATTATAGTTATGAGCAAATTAAGTACACTTAAAGAACAAAACCCTCAATTCAATATAGGGTTAATAGATGCACTCAGCATTTTATTTGAGAAGCCTAAGTATGTTGAGTTAGCATTCAATTTACATAAGCACAACTTCAATAAACAGATGAAGAATGATTGGTACTCAAAAAGGAGATATGCTACTGATCTTATTGACGCTGGGTTTAAAAAAGAGAATATAGATAAAATCTCAGACCAAACATTAGTAGCAATTCATAACATATTAGATGATGTTCATGATGCTGTTTTAGAGGATGTTAATAAGTTTATTGAATTAAATGAAAGAGGTTTAATTGAGAATAAAGACGTTACATCATATAAGAGTTTAGAAGAACTTCAAGGCGCATTATCAGTTGCTGAGTTGAAATTGATGAGTAAGGATTTAGAGAAATTTGTTATTAAACTCTATGATGAAAATGATTGGTTAGTTGTTAAACCATTAACGTATGAGTCATCTTGTAAGTATGGAGCTGGAACTAAATGGTGTACTGCCTCTACAAGTGAAGAGTATCAATATCACAATTATACAAGACGAGGTATTTTGATTTACGCTATGAATAGAAAAACTGGAGTTAAAGTAGCAGCGTTTAAAAACATAGACCCAGACCATCAACGTGAAACATCATTTTGGAATGCGGTTGATGAGAGAATAGACTCATCAGAATGTAATTTACCATCTCATATTTTAGATGTAATCATAACTGATTTTAGAAGTTGTATCAAACCAAATTATGATTTAGGTACTGAGGAAACTAAGAAAATGAATGATGAAAGATTAAATGGTAAAGAAAAATCAAACTCATTAGTTTATAGTCTTAGAGAATTAGCTGATAGATATGATTTAACTATGGCTGACCAACCAGTAGAAGAAGCAGTACCATCAATAGAATATGAATTGACCACAATTGGAGCATGAGAAAAAACGACATATTAGAAGCAATAGAAGCAGAACTATGTGGGATAATATATAGTGGTAATACATTAATACCACACCATATAATAGAAGTCATCAGTAAATATAAGGACGAAGAGGAAGTTGATGATTGGGATTGGGAAGAAATGGAACGCACTGACCGATTCGAAACATGGAACGAAGCACCTTATGGTGATGATGACGATGAAGATTAAAAATAAGTTTGGCCTCCGGGCCTTTCTTTATTATATTTAATCATTATGAAAATAGAGTTAAAACAAGGACAACGTTTATGGTTCACAAGTGATACTCACTATAACCACACCAACATATGTAGAGCAACTACACGTTGGATTGATGCTGATTCGGTTACTCGTGACTTTAGTTCATTGGAGATGATGAATGAGGAGCTTATATTTTGGATTAACCAAAGAGTAGCTCAAGATGATATCTTAATTCACTTAGGTGATTGGTCATTTGGTGGTTTTGAGAATATTAAAGCGTTTAGAGATAGAATTATATGTCAAAATGTACATTTAATACTTGGTAACCATGATCATCATATTGAACGAAATAAAGATAATATTCAATCTATTTTTAGTTCAGTGAACCACTACCTAGATCTAAATGTTAGTTGGTGGATTGCAGGTAAGAAAAAGGAACACGCTCGTTTTATTTGTATGCACTATCCAATTGCAAGTTGGAATGGAATGAATGATGGAGCAATACACTTACATGGACACGTCCATCTACCTAAACATTTAAGAATGGCAGCAGGTAAAGCAATGGATGTAGGAGTAGATGGAAATGATTTGGAGCCAATTGAAATGGATGATATATTAATTAAAATGGTATCTAGACCAATTGATAAATTATCATTACCAAAAGATCATCACGTTAAAAGAATATAATATGGAAGATAGAATACAATTAAATGGGGTATGGTACACTCGAGAAGATAACCAACCAACACAAGAAATAAAACCATTAAAGAGAGAAGATGTAACTGGCTTTAAAGGATTTGTATATGAAACAGATAAATTCTGTTATGAAGCAACTATTATAGCAAAGAGTGGTTTGTTTGAAGAAGGTGAATACCATGATAATATTGATATTAAGTTCACTGACAAACGTATTAAACCATGGGTAGAAGATCACTGGGATAGTATGTTTTGGTTTAAAG